ACTGGACGTCCTATTCAGGTCTGGTTTAACCGCCAGTCAGGGCAGTCTAATTCCACCGCAGTATATTTGGCACAGTCTATTAATTCGACTGATACCTCCATTACAGTTAGTGATGCCAGCGCCCTTCCGATTGGCGGGTTTGTCAAAATAGACAATGAGACTATCAGCTACGCTAACGTTGTAGGAAACGTCTTAACTAACTGCTACCGTGGTCAAAACGGCACGACCGCAGTAGGGCATACGGCTGGTGTTAACAATCTTTTGACAGTACAAAACCTTCCTGCAATTAATGTTTGGCCCACACCTGACGCTGGCGGTGGTCCGTATACTTTTGTGTATTGGAGGTTGCGTAGGATTCAGGATGCTGGATCTAATGGAACGGTAGAGCCTGATATTCCCTTTCGCCTATTACCTTGTATGGTGGCTGGATTGGCTTTCTATATGGCTCAAAAGCTACCAGACGGACAGGCACGAGTGCAATTTTTAAAGCAAGAATACGAGGAGCAGTGGCTCATGGCTTCTACGGAGGACAGAGAAAAAGCCGCTTCTAGGTTCGTTCCTAGGACGACATTCTATGCTTAAGATTTGTGCTACATGCCTTAAAGAAAAAGCAATTTCTGCTTTTTATAAACAGACTACTCGTGGTCTTTTTGGTGTGCGGGGTACATGTAAAGAGTGTGATTCTGTAAAGAAAAAAGAATATCGTTTATTAAATAAAGAAAAATTAAAAACTTCAAAAAAAGCTGATTATGAAAAAAATAGGCATAAAAATCTTGAGGTTAAAAAAGTATATAGACAACTCAATAAGGGCAAAATAAACGCTTTGGTAGCAGCTAGAAAAGCCGTAATCAAGCAAAGAACCCCTAAATGGTTGTCTAAAATAGATATGGATAGAATTAAAAACGAGTATCAACTAGCGGCATTGTTATCTAAGGTTACAAATGAATCATGGCATGTTGACCACATTATCCCCTTACAAGGAGAAAACGTTAGTGGGTTGCACACTCCTAGTAATTTAAGAGCTATGAGGGGAGTTGAAAATATATCAAAAAAGAATAAATTTGAGGTAAATTATGCCCAATAAATATTCTTCTGGTAAATACGCTATTGCTGAATGTGATATTTGTGGACAAAGATATAAGTTAAAGCAGTTAAGAAAATTAGTCGTAAAGCAGCAGATAAAGAATATTAAGGCTTGCCCAGAGTGTTGGAATCCAGATCAGCCGCAGTTGTCTTTGGGTATGTATCCAGTTGATGACCCACAGGCTGTACGGGAACCACGCCCTGATGTAAGCTATACGGTATCTGGAACAAGTGGTTTACAACTTAACGGATCTAACGACACTACCTTACAGGGTGTTGGTTATCCAGAGGGCGGTAGTAGAATATTTCAATGGGGCTGGAACCCTGTTGGTGGTGCTAGAGATGACGGACTAACTCCTAATGATCTTGCCCCAAGCTGTTTGGTAGGAAGTGTAACGGTAACAACAACATAAGGAGTTGAAAATGTTTAAGAAAGACGCAGACGGAGTAGCCAAAAAAGGCAAGACTGAAGGCAAAAATTTAGGTGATTCAGGTCCTACTGTTCTTGGTATGAAAGCTAAACCCAAGATGGGTGGCAAAAGCCAGATGGACATGAAGAAAATGGGACGTAATTTAGCTAAGGTTAAGAACCAAGGCATGATGCGTAAAAGCGCTGGAAGGGGTCGATAATGGCTAATTACTCTAAAAAAGTAATGGGCAAAGAGGTAGGAGACGCTAAAGTCTACGCCCCTCCCCATACTATGAAGGGCAAAACAATTTCTGCCAAAGGCTTATCTTCTAAAGGCATGACTGGGTCTAAAGATATGTCAGAAATGAATATCTCCGTTGATGGCATTAGTAAGACTGACGGCAAAGGTATTAATAAGTACGGCAAGATTGAGATGCGTGGTGCTGGTGCAGCAACCAAAGGCAGAATGTCTAGCGGGAAAATGGGATGAACTATACGCAGTTAACTTCTGCAATTAAAGGGTTTGCTGAGAACGACTTCCCAGCAACCGTGGGATCGTTTACGTCTGCCGAGCAGATTGCTAGGTTTGTCCAGCTTGCCGAGCAACGCATCTATAACACGGTGCAGATGCCAGCTTTCCGTAAAAACGTTACAGGAAACGTCACTACTGGCAATAAGTACCTAGCTACTCCTGTTGATTGGCTGGCTACTTTTAGTCTTGCGGTGATTAATGCGGCAAATGAGTACCACTATCTTTTAAACAAAGATGTTAACTTTATCCGTGAATCCTACCCAGACACGGATGCTGCGTTTTATGCCAAGCCTGAGTATTACGCTGTTTTTGACAATAACACCTTCATTTTAGGTCCTACCCCAGACTCCAACTATTCTGTAGAACTGCATTATTTCTACTACCCACAGTCTATTGTTACCGCAGGGACTTCTTGGCTTGGAGATAACTTTGATTCTGTATTGTTATACGGTGCGCTTATGGAAGCAGCCAACTTTATGAAAACTGATGCAGATACTGTGAATCTTTATAAAGCCCGTTATGACGGTGCGATGGGTGAACTTAAACAATTAGGCGATGCAAAAGAGCGTCAAGATGCCTACAGAAGCGGACAAGTGAGGTATCCAGTCAGATGATTAGCGTACAAGGGCTAGGCGAGTCTAGCGGTATCCAAGTATTTACAAAAGACCACGGTGGCTTTACCCCAGAGGAAGTCGCTGAACGGGCATTAGATAAGATTATTCAGGTGGGGGATCAGTCTCATCCCTTGGTTCGGGAGCAAGCTATTGCTTTTAGGAATCATATTCGGGAAGTACTAGTCTTTTACATGAATGAAGCGGTAAAATTTGATCGTGTAACACTAGCTCACAAGCTACGGGAAGCTGGTCATCCTGAATTAATTAAACTTTTAGACGAATAGGAGTCCAAAATGGCTTTTACAGGCAACTTTATGTGTACCAGCTTCAAAGTACAGTTGATGACGGCAACTCATAACTTTACGACTGGCACTGGTAATACTTTCAAACTAGCAATGTATGACAATAGTGCGTCCTTTACGGCTGCAACTACTGCGTATACGGCAACCAATGAAGTAGCGGCTTCTGGCTCATACTCTGCTGGTGGCGGTGCTTTAACCAATGTAACCCCAACTTCTTCGGGTACTACAGCATTTACCGACTTTGCAGACTTGTCGTTTACTTCTGCGACCATTACAGCTTATGGCGCCATGATCTATAACGATTCCGCTGCTGGTGATCCTTCTGTATGTATTCTAGACTTTGGTGGTGCTAAGACCTCTACAAGTGGTACGTTTACCATCGTCTTCCCAACAGCAGACGCAAGTAACGCCATTATCCGTATAGCGTGATTACTAAGTGGCAACCTATTCTGGCTGGGGCAGAGGCGCTTGGAGTAACGGACCCTGGGGCGAGGACTATACAGATGTAGAAGTCCCGCTAGGAGGATGGGGGTATGGCGGTTGGGGTGAAAACCCCTGGAGTGAGAATAGTGGTGGTGTGGTAGCAGCAGGACAGGTAGGTTCAGTCACTGTACAAACTACACAAGATGCGATAGTAAACGTAACAGGTGTTTCTGGTACGGGGCAGTTAGGTAGTGCAACAGTTACAGGCTCGGCAGTCGTTAATGTAATCGGGGTAAGCGCTACAGGACAGATAGAAGGTGTAGCTGTTGATGCTGGCTCTGATGTTGGTGTAACCAGCGTAAACGGAACAGGACAAGTAGGATCAGTCCTAGTAGAAGCTGCGGCTAGTGTTTCGGTAACAGGCGTAGCAGGAACGGTATTTGTTGGTACGGTAGTTGTAAGTACTACCACAGATGTAAACGTAACTGGATTATCAGCAACAGGCAGTATCGGTAGCGTAACGGTTACAGGAACTGCGGTAGTAGATGTAGTAGGCGTTGTAGGAACGGTAGTACAGGGTTCAGTTTCTGTAGAAGCAGCAGCAAATGCTCCAGTTACGGGACTCCAAGCTACAGGAAGCGTTGGCAGTGTGACCGTACAAGAAGGTACGGATGTTGGCGTAACTGGGGTTTCTGGAACGGCTGCAGTAGGAAGTGTAACAACTTCAGGTACTGCAAGTGTAGATTTAACGGGCGTAGAGGCAACTGCAACTACGGCTCAAGTAAACGTAATTACTGGTCAAAACATCAGTGTTACAGGGTTACAGGCAACAGGTAGTGTTGGAAGTGTCTTTGTATCTGTTGGTGCGGTAGTAAGCGTAACAGGCGTACAGGCAGTAGGAGAGGTAGGAAGCGTATTAATTTGGCAGGTAATTGATGATAATCAGACACCAAATTGGATTGATATAAATGACTCGCAAACAGGCACTTGGAATGATATTATTGACACACAATCGCCCAATTGGGTTGAAATAGCGGCATAAAGGATAAACTATGGCATCGACTTATTCACCACTAAAAATCGAGCTTATCGGTACGGGCGACCAGTCTGGTACTTGGGGTACAACAACTAATACCAATTTAGGGACTGCATTAGAAGAAGCCATCACAGGTTCTGCCGATGTTACCTTTTCAAGCGGTACTGTTACTCTAACCCTCACAGATACTAACGCCAGCCAAACAGCCCGTAATCTCCGTTTAAATCTAACAGGTACTTCTGGCGGGGCGCAAAACCTTATTGTCCCAGCGATTGAGAAGCTATACCTAGTTAACAACGGATGTGCGGACACTATCACCGTTAAGAACTCCACAGGTACGGGTACAGCAGTCCCTGCTGGTAAGACCATGTTTGTGTTTAATACGGGTTCAAACGTAGTCGATGCGGTTACTTATCTAACTTCTTTAGCAACCCCATCCGCAACCATTACTGGCGGTACTATTGCTGGAATTACCCAATTAGATGTGGCTGGAACCTCAGCCGCTGGAGCTAACCTTAAGCTCTATGAAGACACAGATAACGGCACAAATTATGTGTCTTTAAAGGCTGCTGATACTATTGCTTCTAACGTAACCTTTACCTTGCCCGCAGCAGATGGTACTAACGGTCAAGCACTTATTACAAACGGTTCTGGAACCTTAAGTTTCGGTTCAGCAGGCATTTCAACAGGCAAGGCAATCGCAATGGCAATGATTTTTGGGTACTAGCGCTATGGCAAGAGGACATACTATCTGGACAGATGCTCAAAGAGAGGGCGCAAGACAACGTGCTTTATCTCGTTGGGCTAATCCAATCTTTAAAGAAAAAACCGTTAAGCTATTAAAGACTCAACCATTATGTCCTTCATGCGGTAATACTGATGTTGCAAATTTTTATACAGACCCAAAAGGTAGAAGAACAAACGCATATTGCAAAGAATGTCATAAAGAAAATTGTAAAACTCGTTGGCATTCAAAGAGTTTAATTGAGCGCCAAGCGTCTAAAGCACCAATGTACGGTATTACACAAGATGAGTTTATAGAGTTGTACAATAAACAAGACGGAAAATGTGCTATTTGTGGTAATAAACCAAGTACAAAAAGGGGTTTACATATTGACCATTGCCATAAAACAGATAAAGTACGGGGTCTTTTATGTCATGGTTGTAATACCGCTATTGGTAGTTTGCAAGAAGATCCAGAAATTTTTCAAAAAGCCATTTCATATCTAAGGAGTTAATATGGCAAATCCTAATATAGTCAACGTAACAGCAATTTACGGTAACACCACGTATGCTGCCCTATCAACCACTGGAGCAACAGTTTTGTTATCAAACGCTGCTTCTAGCAATTTGGTATATAAGGTAAACAACATCGTGGTTTCTAACATCAACGGCACAACCGCTGCTAACGTAACAGTCTCGGTAAACTCAGCCGCTGCTGGTGGTGGTACAGCATACGATCTGGCATATCAGATCTCTGTGCCTGCTGGTGCGTCCTTGATCGTTACTGACAAGTCAACTGCTTTTTATCTAATGGAGAACCAATCCGTAGTGATTACAGCGGGAACAGCAGGCTATTTAGAAGCTGTTCTTTCCTACGAAAACATTAGCAGCTAAGAGGCTTAGATGTCTGATCGCTACAAAGGCGCCATACTTTCACCCACTGCACCGACTGTTACACCACAGTCTGCTGGTGGTATTTACACGTCTAGCCAACAGCTACAGTATCAGGGTCAGGGCGTTTGGCCCAGTGCGTTTAATAATCCAATAAACAACTCGCTACGCTTTCGGTCTAGTGCTACGGCATATCTTAGTAGGACTCCAGCCAGTGCGGGTAATCGTAGAACTTGGACTTACAGTATTTGGTTTAAGCAAGGAAAACTAGATACTTGTGCGCCTTTTTTGGGTTATTGGCAAAACGCATCAATCTATAACTCAGAGTTGTTTTTAGAATCAACACAAAATGATGCCACAAGACAACTAAAATTCTATGATTATGATGGAACTAGCCAATTTAGTTTTGCTACAACACAATCATTTAGGGATGTATCAGCTTGGTAT